GGGCGCTATCGCAACCTTGAGGCTACGGAAGAATCCGCTTGGGGGCGGTTCCGCTCAGCATCCGGCTACAACGCGGACACGGGGGTGTCCTCGGTCGCCGTGCTTAACACGGGCGACACGCCCATCAAGCGAGCACTGGAGAGCTTGGACGAGCAAGGCCAGCAAGCGCTGTCTGCTTCTCTGGAGGCTTCGCAGCGCAGCTTTGTGTCTGACCTAGGGTACCGGGCGCCTGACACGGAGGCCGCCCAAGAAGCGCTTAACCTGCAAAGGGTTTTGTTGAACGAGCCGGGGGTAACCCCGCGGCAGGTGGAACAAGCGCTGGCGTTTAAAGAGTCGGGGATGATGGAGGAAGCGTTGTCTCCGCAGCGCATGATGCAGGACACGCTGGACCTTAACCAGCTCCACTTCCTGCTGTCCCACCTCAAAAAAGAAAAGCGGGCTATCCAGAACAACGCTAGCGCCCTTGGCTGGCGCACGGGCGACCTTAACAAGGTCATCAGCGCTGTAGAGACGCAGATCCGCGAAGGGGGCATGGTAAACCGCTCCAACGGCCAAGCCCTCGGCACTCTTGATGCGGCAGAGGTAGCCTCTTCGTTCTTGCAGGCTAACTCGGCAACCGTGAACAAGGCCATGTTCAACGAGAACAAGGTAGCACGGGAGCTTATCAGCCTAAATTCCAATGGCAAGTTCAAGACCAGCCCGGAAGATATTCGCGGGATACTGTTTACTCCAGGAAGTTCTTCAAATCTTAACTCCATTCTGGGTAGCACGGGGCCGTCGCCTGCAACGCGGGCAGGGCTGTTAGGGGAGCTGGAGTCGCTTTACAAGACCAGCGTGCTGGACGACGCAGGACGCTTCTCTCAGGCTGCCCACGACAGATTCATGCGGGAATACTCAGGGCACCTGCGCATCCTTACGGGACGCGAGGCAGGTACGCCTCGCATCAATAACGTGGCGGAGTTTGGCGCGCTTGTGCGGCAGGCGGAGAACACCGCAAAGAGTGTGCAGGCTACCCTGAGGAAGACCTTTGGAGACATCCTAACCAGTGATAACCAGTTTGGCACTGACATCGCTAGGGCGCTGTTCAGCGGCGGCCAGCGGCGCTACACACCTGACCAGGTGAACGAGCTGGTGCGCCGTCTTAATCGAGACGCGCCCGAGCTGCTGGGAGACATCCGTTACCACGCTTCGGACTTCATCCGCAGCAAGATGGTTGGCAAGGACGGGCAGCTAGACGCAGGCGCGCTTAACGCCTTCCTCAACAATAATCGCGCCAATCTCACGTCACTATATGGTGGGGATTATGTCGCAGGGCTGGATCTGATGAATCGGCACATGCAGCGCTCGCTGCGCGGCGAGATGGGCAAGGCTCCCGCAGAGGAGCTACAGACCCCTGCCATGATGGCCTTCCGTACTTTATTCGGGCCGTTGTCCACCACGCAACGTCGCCTGACCGCCGCACAGCGGGCGGATCGCGCATTTAAGCAGGCTTCCCTGCTAAACATGGTAGGTGACCCGGAATCGTTGCGGAAATACCTACAGCTCAATCGACAGACCCCTGGGTCTATCGCTCGCTTGAATACGTTCCTTGAGTTGGGGGCTAGGGTAGATGATCTGCCTGAGCAAGAGCAGCAGATGGTGGAAATGATTCGCCGTCGGAATCCTAACTTCGCAATGTAAAAAAGGAGCCCCCTTCCCCTTACGGGGTTGGGGGCCAGCAAGAACGTCCGGGAGAAGTTGACGCTCTCACTGTACTACTGAACCAGACAATCGACGGCAACGGGCGAGGAAGCCGTAGGTACACAACACATAAACCTACGAGTTATTGATTGTCTTTGCCAGCAGTACCCTAACTTGTCGCCGCAGTTGTGGATCTTTACCCAGAAAGGTGTTGAGCCACTTGTCGGCGTGTAACGAATTCCCCTCGATGGCCTTCTCTATCCAGATCGCGGCCCAGCGCTCAACCATCTTGGGGTGTGCCTCAACCTTCCGAATCGGTGTCGTTTCGGTAGGCATCTAATGCTCGCTTAGCTCTTTTAAGCGCAACGTCAAGCTCTCTCAGCTCGACCTCAATAGCATAATACTTCGCTTCTAAATCTGCAATCTCTTTTTCTGTTCCTTCGACGACCGCTTGAAGTTGGTCTTCAATCGTCGTTGCAGCCACTTTAGCTGGCGATTGGCTTCTTTGACTCCCTCCGGCTTCTCCATCTTCCCGTCCGCCAGCAGGCGCAGGTGTAGCCGCGCTGCTGCCATCCTCAGTCTCTTGACTTGTTTGCCCCGCACGTAGTTCCTCCTCCTGCCTCTCAAACTCCCCTTTCACCATCTCGTGCCACCGCGTCGCTAGCTCTGCGGTGAGCTTACCATTGTGCTGCGCGAAGATAGCGCGACCCATGGGCATAAGGTGGGCAGGGATACGTATACCAGTCTCGGTTGTCTCTGTCAGGTCAAGGACCTGGGCAAAGCTGTCAGGGTTCAGCATCTTGTTTCTCCCGTTACAAGAGCAGATTCTCGTGTGTCTTGTACAGTACCACACGTCCCCGGGAGTTTGCACCACAATCATTGCACTTATAGCGCTGGTAGGCGTTGCTGCGAGCGGGGCGCTCGATGCCTCGCTTCTGGACGCTGGTGCCTCCGCAGTTGGGGCACACAGGTGCCTCGGGATTGTCTATGTATAGCCCGCGGTTCGGGTGGTTCTTGATCCAGGGGCGCAGGTACTTGTAGAGCTCCTCAAGGACTACGATGTCCTGGCAGTTGTACTTGCGCATGACGGCCTGGGCCTTTTTGTCCCCGGCCATCACCTCCTCCCATAGCTGCATACCCTTGTGCTCCGTCTTGCGCTGGAGCCCCAGCTCCGACGCAACAGAGTCCATGGAGTTGCTAAGGAAGCGGAAGTTCTGACGCACTACCTGGAACATATCAAGCTGGTGGTAGTTTGTCGGAGGGCTGAGCCCGAGGATGGCAAACTCTCGATTCAGGGTGGGGATGTCAAACTTCTTGCCGTTGTAGTGGACTACCATGTCGGCTTGGTCAAGCATCTCGTAGGCTGCCCGGACCATCTCTTCGTGGCCGTGCTGCCAAGCGCTGTAGAAGTGGATCTTCTTCTTGTCCTCCCACCGTGCGGCCCAGCACAGGGTGTAGCCGCGGTTGACTACTTGGCTGATTGGTACGAAGCGTGTCTTCAAGCCCCAGATGCGGGCGGTGGCGGGTGCTGTTTCGATGTCAATGTACAGCACTTTCATGGCGCTAGTCCTCGTCTTGGATGCTTAGAAGGTAGTCTATGTACCACCTTGCCTTCTTCAGGTCTTCCGACCCGTTCTTCTGCTTCCAGCGCCACAGGTACTTGATGGCGTTGGCGGTGCAGACTGCTTCTACCCCTTTCAGGCTGATCGTAGCTGCGGCCAAGGCATCAATGCACTCCACACCCCCCTGGGTGTAGTGGGCGGGGTGATTTACTCGGTCTACTTCAGCCATTCTTCGGGTATCCCATCGTCAATAAAGCAGTAGAGGAAGCCGTGCTTATCGCACCACTCGCTGTACCGCGTCTTGGAGGACGCGGAGAGCTTGTTATCTACCTTGAACACAAAGCGGATTTCAACATCCGGGTGCTGTTCCTTTAGCAGCAGATGCTTAACCCGATCCGCCTGGGTAAGGCGACCCTTCGCTTCAAGGATGATCCCGTTAGGCAGCACAAAGTCCGGCAGGTAGTGCCGTGGCTTGGGCTGGTAGGGAAGCTGGCGATCCTTCGGCTCATAGTCGTAAGCAGCGTTAGCCTTGATAAGGGCGTTGCTGACCTGGTGCTCCAGGCCAGAACGGAATCCCTTCTTAAGCGCTATCGCCCTCGTCTTCGACCTCACTCTTCGCGGCATTTCGTCTCCGTCCTCGTGCAGGGGCACTCTCTTCCGTAAGGAACGAGGGCGCTGGTACATCAACTCCAGTTGACTGCTTGGCTTCCCTCGCGGCCTTACACCACTTGTCGAACGCTTTAGCCTTTTCGGCAAAGGCGAGGATGGCTTCTTTTTCGGCATCAGTCCCCTCCCACTCCGCCGCGTAAAAGTTCTGGTCAGGTTCGGCTACATAGACGTTCTGTCCTCGCTTCAGGGACAGCCACACACGATTACCGGGCATCTTCATAAGTCCACTCCGTGTCGGGTTTGGGAGGCATCCACATCTCGCCGTGGTACGTCTGCATCCACAGCAGGCGGCCTACCTCAATTATCATGTCGTCGGCCCGGTCCCCGTACTCTTTCAGGTACGCTTCCCGGACTACTTCGTACATCTCGTATTCGGTGTAGTGCGGAGGCTCGTCGATGAAGGGCAGCATCTTCTCCGCGGTCTTCTTACCAATCCCCTTGATCCCGGGGATGTTATCTACCGTGTCCCCGACAAGCATCTGACGCCAGAAGTAGACGGGCGCGTCACAATCGGCAATGTAATAGGACACACGCTTGGCGTAGTTGTAGTGGAACCCTGGCACCATATCCAAGTCCTTATCAATGGTGCAGATCACGCTGTCCTCGCCGCGGTCTCGGGACTCGTACTGGTAGATGCTCAGCAGGTCGTCAGCCTCGCAGTTCTCGGAGACGACAACCTCGTAGGTCTTGACCATGAAGTCCTTGATGGCCTGGGCATGGACAGGCTTGTGGGTCTCGTCCCGGTTGCCCTTGTAGGGCTTCTCCTTTGCCACGTCAAAGCGGAAGTTACCCTTCCCCGTAAGGAAGCCTATGACGCTATCCAGCCCGACCTGTAGGTCGCGGCAGGTGGTCTCC